CTAAGTTGTGTGGTATAAAAACACACTGCCGCTACTACTGCCATAATAGTTGCATTACGAACAAAACGCTTCAAGACTTTAATATTTTCCATTATTTCTATCCTTCTACTATATATTGTGGTTTTACTTCTTATTTACTGTAGTATTATACTACATCCTGTATGTCGTGTCAATGTTTTTATTTCTGACGTTATATATGCTCTTGTGTGTCATACTGCATCAATTCGTTAAATGTTACTGAAACATCGTATCTTTTTCCATATATGCCATCTGGTATTTTTTCCAATGTTTTAGGATGGATATTAAAAATTTCAGTCCAGTCTTCAATTATCATTTGGTCGCCAAATTTTATCTTAATCAAAGTCATCTCTTGTGGAGTCATTACTACAATTTCATTAAGACGCATGTCCTGTGTTACTACACAGTAACAACGTTTGCCATCAGGATCTGGTTCAGCATCTTTAACATAGAATGTTTCATTGCCATCGGGCTGAAGTTTAGTAAGACCTGCTTCTCTATACTTTTTTAAAGACATAAACGCCCTCGTACTTTTCTCTGCCTGCTAGTTTGTCATTGCCAACACCCGGACGAGTGTTAAGCATCATCTTAATCATTCCTTGATACTTAAATCCGACTTTTTCTGCGAGTCCGATCCATCTATCGCAGACTGCAAATTCTTCTTTTGGCGTTTTGTAGTCTGCAATGTTAGTGGCGAAAAGTCCTTCTCTATTAAGTCCTCTGAATATGTTACTAATGGTCGGCTCAACGTAACCACCAAACCAGTCGTCAAGCGTTTGATACCTGACCATGCATTGTGTTTCTTCATCACTATACTTCTCCAAGTTAAAGTAGGGAGGACTACTAAACGCACAGTCTATGTCCTCTGGTTGGTATTCTTCGCTTACGCTTTGTACAATAGTACCAGTGTTGTCGATAATACTATTTAAATAATTTAGACGTTCTACTGTTTCAGTGTTGGGATCAACACCAATATATTGGTATCGCATATTACTGCTTGTTATACCCAACAGTCTGCCGCCATAGCCAGCACTGTAATCATATACCCTACCCCACATTACAGGACATAAATGTTCTACGATAGCTCTTGCATTTTGAGGCTTGAAGTTTTGTATATTCTCGCCTGTTACAAGTTCAAGAGCCCTGCGTACTGCTGTAGGATAGACAAGTCTATTACCATCGCGGAATTCAAAACATATTCTAATTGCTCTCCGAAGTTTATTATCATTTTCAAACCTGTCCCTTAAACTGTTACTGCCTCTGCCTTTTGGCTCTGCTGTCATCATGTTTGTAAACACGAATCTATTGATCTTTTGTCCTTGATTGTTACCTAGTGGTATCGTTTTATTTTGAACTGCGTTATATTTGGTACTTGCAAATTCGCGGATTGCTGTAACCAACCCATGCTCGGTATAGTAATCAATAGGCACAATGTCACGACTGCGGTACAAATTAAAAACGTTTTCGATAGTACCTTGTGGATCTTTATCATAACTTTCCTTTGTATACGTATCAAATTTGTCGTAAAGATCCTCGTATCCAGTAAACTGATCTGCTACTGCATAACTGTCGTCTATATTCCAAAAATTGTAGATATCTTTGATCAACCTCTGCGCATCCTTGCAATTTCTTTTGCATCATTGCTGTCTTTGCGGATGGGTACTAGATTACTCTTATGTAATAATCCAATACCTGCAATTTCGTCACCAGTATAAACATTCTCTTGCTTTTTAATACCATTACCAACTGTGTCGCTAGTAGGTGCTGTAACTGTATCAGTTTTATAGTTAGGCATTTCAGCTACACCTAAACGTCTGCCTTTAGCATCATGCGGTAGTGCCGCTTTTAGTTGATCAGGAGCCAGCCCACGTTTGCGGAGCCATGCGTTATGTTCGCGCTCTGCTTGTAGTTGTCGCTCACTTTTGTTTTTGCTTTTTTTTCTGCTATAGCGTGTTGTGGTCATGTGTGGACCAAGTAAGTGCATACCGCTCATTTATATTCCTCCGCTTTTCCGTATTTTAACTGTAACATAAAATAGTCTTTTTCGCAACCTAAACGTACTCGGATACCATTGTGTAGTATATCCAAATTATCACTTTCCCAAGGTCCAGAACATACCATGCTAACATAATCTAATATCTGTTTGCGCATGGCAGTTACCTCTTCTGGAACCTCTTCCATAACGGCTATATATTTTTCACCATTAGGATACGGAATCACTACTAGCATTCTATGTAAGCCACTTCCCGGCTTTGTAGCCAGCATATGCGCCTGCAGCAAACTTTACCGGCTTTGGTATGCCACCGCCGCCATTGTTATCATTTCTTAGTGTGCCGTTTTTCTTATGCATACGTCGTGCTTCTGGAATAAATTTACGATCAAAATCTTGGTTAACTTTGATAATGTCACTGTTACTAGGCTGGTCATTAATCAACTGAATATCCGGATCACTATAAGATTCAAATTGTAATTTGTTCCATGGAAAATTGTTAACAAATCTAAAGACGTCATCCTCTACTTCATTCCAACTTGACTTTACTATTGGATAACTATAATTAAATCTGTTACTGCTAAAGAATCCATGTTTACACTGAATACTATAACTAACTTTAAAAATTATCATGAACACTATGCCTCTTGTTGCATTTCAAGACATTCAGTTGCGAGAACAATATGATGCTCGATTTGCTCATCTGTCATGTCAGACAAATCAAATGAGCGAGCATAGTTCTTGCTCCAAGCATCACACATCATATAGTAGCAAGTCTCTTCAAGTTCAATACGATTGTACTCCTTAAGAGTACCTGTAGGCACACGAGTCTCCCAATAAGAGAGCTCAGTTGCCTCGGGCATCATACCCATCCAACAACCGGGTTGCTTTGAGAACTCTTCAGCCTCAGCACGTTGAGCGTTAATCAAATTTACCAAACCTTGTTCTAACTTGTACATTTTTGTCTCTCCACAAAACTAACTTACTATTAAATGTAACACACTATACAGATGTGTCAACCTTTTTATATAAAAAAAAGCGCATCGCTGCGCTTTTTCTTTTACTTGCCTTCTGCAATTTGTTGCTTAATGGCTTTCTTTGCTAGTCTGTAACTAAGCCTTGCATTGTTACGTAGTGCAGCTCTATATTCTTCTGCAGGTCTAGCACCACGTGCGCCGTCATCTGTATAACGATCCATGAGATCAGCAACGCGATCAAAACGATCACGCATGTAATGTTGTGTACCTTGATACATGTTTATTCCTTTTCTATTACAGGATCCCAGGGATCTGTTTTTGGTTGTTGTGTTCTTGCATATAGTTCTGTATAAAAACTATCAACGTTACCGCCAAACTTTCCTTTAAGATGTTCTAGCATCTGTTCAACAAAGTTTAAGTCGCCTTTTTTATAGTTTCGTATAAGATTCTCATGTTGTTTTTTAAAGTGGTCAAGTTCTGTCATTTCAGACAAACCAATATCACCAGCATCAATAATGCACCAACTTGGAATCTCAGTACCTTTGATACGAAACGTATCCAATTCTAATACAAGATATCTTTCCTGTACAGGCTTAATATCTTCTTGTGTTGCTAATATTATTTTCATGTACACATTATAAGGTTTATTTTATTCAAAGTCAATTATTTTTTTAGGTGCGTTAAAACAACGCAGCTAAGAATATTACATTACTTACACCGGATAAGCACAAAATATAAAAAAGGCGCTTAACAGAACGTAATAAAATTTATTACTTAAATCCTAATTAGTACAGTATTCCTGTCCTATTTTATAAATAAACGTGTAGAAAAGAGCGACCTCAGCTCAGAAAAAATGAGTGGCACTGGGAAAGACTAGGGCTGGTGCAGACAGCCACATCAAGCGAATGACGGTAACCAAAGGTTGCTGACGCCGAGAAAAGACTCGGGGTATTGCTTTCCTCAAGCAAAAACAACATGATAGGAGAATGAGATGACTGCGAAGTTATTTAAAAGTCTACGTGTGGTTTTTGGATCACGCGATGAAGATTATAACAAAGACCTACTAACGTGGGCAAAAACAGAATACGGCAAAGATTGGCGTTACGCATATGAGTACGCAAAGGAGAATAATGGACAAGGTCCAAAGATGGGAATATACTAAAATGATAAAGGCAATTAAAGCATGGTGGAATACTCCACGCATGACACCAGAAGAAAAATATTTGGCACAAAGTCAGGATCTAGTGGATCTTGAAAATAGAATTAACGAACTAAAGCGTAAAGGAACTTGGGTATGAGTACTATTACAGCAACATATTGTGCAGTCTGCGACAAAGTTTCAGATGCATTTGACAGTATTATTTCTGCAACTAGTGCAATGGCAACAGCATCAGCAGCAGCTCGTTTAGCAAATGCTGGTTACTACAAAGAGGCACAAACACTAATGAACACATTAAAGGATGAAAAGTAAAAATGAAAGACATATTTAAATCAATAGCAGTAGCATTAAGTTTATGGGCAATAGCAAGTGCAGTTGTACTTGTATCAGCAGTTGGGCCTGCACTAGCAGATACAACAACAATCGAAATGCTTAACAAGCGCGAAGATGGCGCAAAAATGGTATACAGTCAGGATATTGTAGAAATTGCAGTAGGTGATAGCATAACATGGGTACCAACTTCAAAAGGTCACAATGTACAAATTATTGCGGCACCAGAAGGATTTGACATTCCAAAGAAGTCAAAGAACTCAAAAGAAGTTACTATTGAATTTAATACACCTGGAATTTACTACTACTTGTGTACACCACACAAAGCAATGGGCATGATTGGTCTTGTTGTTGTAGGTGGTGATACTAGTAACAAAGACGATATTGCAAAAGCAAAAGCATTAGGCAAAAGCAAAAAGAAACTAAAAAAATTATTAGGCGAATTGTAATGTGGCCCTACACTGAAGAAGAAAAAGAATTTTATAACTAAACTAAAAAAGCACCCTCAGGGGTGCTTTTTCTTTTTGTATGTTTTTATGTATTATAGTCCGTTAGGAACAATTACATAGTGTATCACTAACACAATAGCAAGACTTGCACTTAGTCCGATCATCATCTTACCAAAGTCTCTGCCTACTAGTGGGAAAACACTTCGTGTTTTCTTCTTGCCCATGAAACTTGCAATAGCAAATTCACGTCCGGCTAACATACCCACAAACACCCAAGTAGTACTCATTGGAATATCATTTAGCTCTTTAAAGAAGTACAAGATTAGCCAGTAGAACAAATCAATAATTGTAGCACTACGAACATAACGTGTGTTGTGTTTCTCCAGTACAATCTTTTGGATCTTACCACCGCCTTCGCGGAACATAAACCATAGTCCACCAACAAACACAACGCTAATCATAAACATTAGTGACAAGTCAAGTTGTCTTGGTAGGAACACAGCAATGTTTGCCATATCATGACTTAGCCATGTCCACCATAAGAAGCCTGTTGTTACCCATTGTCCTATACGCCAGTACTGTTTGTGTTCTTCTTTAACTGGCTTTGTTTCATCCAGCCAACGACTTACAACATACCAAATAGCATATGCAGCTGTAGCCGCTACAACATAACCCATCATGCTTTTAATAAGCATCTTCTCTAGTACAAAAGTACTTGCAAATGCACTAAGCACAAGGAAACTTGTACTAACAGGTACACCCACACGGGTTAACAACAACAACACTAGCGGTGCCATTGCATGATACCATTGTACTTCTACAAATGGTATTTTGTTTAGTCGACCATATGAAATGTCGCCGTACATATAGTATCCATACCATAATGCCCATAACAAAACCGCTGAAGCAGCGGCCCACATAGTTTTCCAATTAAATCTCTCATTATTACTTGCGATCCATGTACCGAGAGTCTGTACACTATCGTTTGCTATTACCGCATATGCGGCAAACAAAAAGCCCATGAGGCTCCATAGGGTGAGTGCTTCCATAATTTTCTCCTTTGCTTGACGGCTTTACCCCGTCGCTCACAATTGTAATCATATGTTACATGATTACTTAGTAACTGTCAATACAAAAAAGATTACAGTTTTATTACAATCTATAATATACGCATATTTTAATAAATATTATTGAGGAGATTTCGATGGAATTTTTAGAGCTAGTAGGAGATGTAGGTTTTCCTATCGCCGGTGCAATTGCCGCAGGCGTGTTTGTTTTTGTTACACTAAAGTTTATTCTGGCAGGAGTCACAGACAGTGTAAATACTCTGAAAAATATCATTGGCGCACTGGATAATCGTGTGCAGACAATGAATAATGACCTAGTTAAAATTGATACACTGTTAAGTTATGTTCTGCATGTGCGTCCTAACATTGACAGAATTGCCGCCAATGAAGGCAAAGAAGATGCAAGGAGAGACTAATGTTTTACATGGACTATAATATAGAACAGTTTGGTGATGACTTTATCATCCATGGCGACTGGCCCGGCGAAATAATGGGTGTTGATAAAGATGGCAAAGTTCTAAAGCATGGACTATACAAGCCAGGTGATGTATTTGAAGTACAACCAAACGGCATGTTAAAGAAGGTACAAGATGGAAGAAACAAATCTACTAGTTGATGCCATTAACCAATATGGATTTCCTATCATTGCTGCAATTGGTATGGGTTACTTTATATTCTTTATATGGAAGTGGGTAACAGAAACCATTGACCCTGTTATTGGTGAAGCAATGTTTACACTTATTAAACTAGTGGATCGTGTGCGTATGTTGGACAATGACCTTATACGCTTAAATCAAAAACTTGCAATGGTACTTGAATACAAAGAAGAAATAGCAAAGACAAATCCAGAACTAGCAGAAAGTCTGGATGAAATACTGCGGGATAACAGAACACGTAGTCAGCAGTTTGATTCGACAGGAAAAGAATAATGTCAAAAGAATACTCATATGGTTGGGATAAAATCGAGCCACAGTGGAAAATAAAAGATTTATTTGTAGCATTTCTAGTAGGGTTTGCATTTGGACTACTAGCGGGCATAATAATTTAATTGCGCTTTTACATAGACACAGTTCCTATGAAATGGACACACAAAGACAAACTACGTGACCAGTGGGTTCGACGTCAGTTAGGTGATGAACTGTACACTGAACTTCAAAAGGATTATGTTGACTTAACTTACATCGAACTACCAAGTTGGCATTTGCCTGATGAAGCATATAAAGATGTACAAGTATTTGCAGAAATAAAAGATCCCAAAATGATTATGTGGTTCAAACTAAAAGAACTTAAACCTAAATACAATTTTTCTACTTGGACGTAGCGCGGTAAATTCCGTCCCAGTCACTAGGCTTGCCCTGTGACATGCGCTCTATCATTTTATCATAGTATGCAGCCATTTTAGGAGCAGCACGTTGATACGTTCTGTAATCTCTTATGCAAACATCCCATTTTCCGCTGTAATAGTTCTTAAGGAATGTTACATGCTCTTTAGTTTGCTTGTGTACTGCGTATATACGCAATGGCTTTTCCTTGCCCTTAACTGCAATGTTATCCAACTCCCACCAATCAAAATCATCTTGTGTAAGTGCAACAGTATCAGATCCTACAATTAACAGTACGCCATAGCTCTTTGTTTGACTTTCTAAACGTGCCGCAACACTGACCGGATCGCCCAAACAGTCATAGCCCAGTTTGCGTTCACTACCGATATTACCAACTAGTATCTTGCCTGTGTTAACACCTGCACCTAATCCTACGCGAGGAGGTAGTGGGCCTGGATCTGTTGTGTTTAATGCTGCTTGTTCTCTGCGATCGTTAAACTCCTCACAAGCATCAATCATGTCCAATGCTGTTTGTACTGCGCTACGTGCATGATGTTCGTCATCAAGTGGCGCGCCGTGAATATGCATACTTGCATCACCAATGTACTTGATTATTGTACCATCGTTAGCCATAACTGGTTCTGTAATAGCAGTCATGTAACTGTTGATAGTACGAGTAAAGCCTTCTACATCAGCACCATAACTTTCACCGAGCCCTGTAAAGTTACGCATGTCTGTCATCACACAACTCAGTACTTTTTCTTCACCGCCTAGTTTAATAAGCTCTGGATTCTTTTGTAATCTTTCAACTACAGTTGGATTGACGTATGTACCAAACTGTGCTTTAATTTGTTGCTTTAATCTAAACTCACGTACAAAACGTGCAAACACTGCATGTAAGCCTACTAGTACTACTGTTATTACTGGCATAGTTGCGTCTAATAAAAACAAATAGTTCTGCCAGGCATATAATGTTCCGTAGCCTAATCCGCCAGCAAATAGAATTATACAAGCACCCACTACATAGTAAGGAGTAAATCTAGCAAGCACCACTAGCAGTAAACCTAATATTGCTGTTGCAGAAATCTCTGCAAGGAATGCCCAGAAAGGACGAGAAATTTGATCTCCATCAATCATCGTTTGCAGCGTAACTGCCGCTGGTATGTAGTTTGCTTGTGGTCCTGTTGGACTAGCAATTAGTCCTCCGATGCCCTGTGCTGTAATACCGATGATAACAGTTTTGCCTTCCATCGTCCAATATTGATCTTTATCT